GCACGAGCGAGTTCCTCATCAAGCATGACACGCATCTCGCCCTTCATCCAAGCAACCACATCGAAATCCGTGATATCAAGGATGTCATCTCGATCAAGCTGTTGTTTCTTATAAATCGTCTGAGGATATGTTTCACGCCGAGCTGTCCCATAAAACTCTTCTGTTTTTACATTCTGAGTAATGTAACCCTTTGCCCGAGCGTCATCATAGGTAAGATCGGCCCAATGAGTCTTCACTCGACTGAAAGGTGTCTTACGAGCTCCATTCAAAACTGAATTAACCCATTCTGTACGACGAGTCCAGAACTCGGGAGCTGTTGTAAGAGCCGTAGCATCAGGAAACAACGTATCAATTTGATTAATACCATGCGCAAGAGCATAATTCTCTACAGCAACCTTGAGCGATCCGTTCCTGGTTGCATCGGCGACAATACCTTGGATATCAGCATGGGAAAGAACTGGGGACTTTTCGTCCTTCTTATCTTTCTCAAAAACGTTTCGGGTCATTGAGCTGCCTTCCTGGTCAGAAGTGGTGGAATCTTGGTTAACATTATCGTGCTGAGCTGCATTTGCATTATCTGTATTATCGGTATTATCGCCTTCAGATGCACCAAGTGCTTGGCTAAGCATATAATGTAAAACTTCTTTTTGTTTATCCGTCATTGAATCGTAGACGTCTTGAACAGTTTCGCCATCGCCAGAATTATCACCAGAATTATCGGAAGAACCACCACTATTATCAGCATGTTCAATTTCAAGACCCGTATAAATGATTACTTCATCTTCAAGAGTTACGTCTTCCTCATCAGAATGATGAATAGTAACATTCTCGATGAGTGCGCCTGGATTAGCTCCAGATAGAACAAGACTTACTTCTCTAATTGCTCCGTGAAGAACTTTTCCAGACCGCTCAACAAGCTCATTAGCCCAAATAGAGAGCATAGTGATGTCGCCATGGTCAAGAAGGCTCTTAGTGTGGACTGCTTTTTGTGATTTATTGAAAAATCCGTAAGTATAGACGCCGTCGTCCCGATTTTCAAGAACGGCGTGTCCAAGAACATTCTCCGGATCTGAATGACCGTGTTGCCAAACGAGAGGAACCCGCATTTTATCCTGATGTTTGAAAGCACCAGGCATGATGGTTCTACCGTCAGAACATTGGAGTCCAGCTTTAGTAGCGTAACCGCTGAAATCAGGTTCCATTTTGACTGACCCTTTCAATGGGAAGTGGTCTTTGCGGTGGAGAAAGAGCTGCAGGTTGCTGTGGCATATTGCTATTGACCAATTTGTCGGCCTTTGGATCATTCGAAGGTTTAATCCCCATAAATGTTCTAATTTCATTTGCCGAAAGAATCTCATTCCGAGTAAACTTGTCAGCAATCTCCGCAAGATTAGTAACTGGAACCAACTTGAATGGATCTCTAAAGTATCTAATACGCTGGTTTCCTCTAGACCCCATAGGACCAAGAAAGGCTCTTTGCATAGATTCGATTATTGCATCAACTATGGGCTCAATGGTACGATTGAAATAGCTTAGCATAGCTTCTTCATTAGCTGTGCCATTCATGACTTCTTCGGTAAGCCCAAGTTGACTATACAACATGTTAGTAAGGTATTCTACTTGCTTAAGAAGATTGTTCTCTGCAGGTCGATTAAGCTGAGTAATCTTTTCAGTACCGTCGGTATAGGCAATACCGTACTGGCTACCCTTAAGCTGAAATTCAATGTCTTCCCGCCGCTTCTCTGCCTGCTGTCGTCTAGCCTCAGACTTAATTACATAAGGAAGCTGAATGATCAAATCCAATTTTCCAGAACCAGATTGTTCATCGACAGCATCTAATAGACCAAGTTTTCTAATTAATCGTTGAAGAGTTGAATTCGGCTCATTCATAACCGAATACAATGGGTTTTCGACAATGGCCACAAAGTCTTTTTCCAAAGTAATCTCTTCACGCTGCCCAACTTTTTCATTATAAACACTTAACCGAACATGTTTGGGATACCAAGTAACCACTTCGCCAACTCTTATACTATAAACATCAAACATGTAATTAAAATTCGGATCTGCAGTAGTATCTACTGGAACAATAGCCGCAACACCTTTATCAAATAGTGTCATTGCAATGTCTTGTCTAAATGCTCTTGGCGATTGGTCAATATTTGGTTCCCACACAAGACATTCATTCAAAGAACTATCCATATCTTCAGCATATCGACCATCAGAATCAATTTTTACATGTTTTATAACAAGATCTGAAACATCCACACTAAGTCTAGTGTAAATAGAAGAAATAATAGAGCGCTCGCCATAAACATTATACCTGGGTCTTGACGGAGAGCCACCACCGTAATAATAAGTGGTACCATAATCATAACTATCATTTTCATATGTGTTAATATTACGGAAGGCATTCCAAGCTTTCTTTATTCTATCAAGAACAGGCATATTGATCACCTCCCGTATCTATTGAATATGTCTCATTCAAACGCCTCCTTATGCGCCTTGTATGCAACGTACGCATCCATCATGGCGGAGACATTATCAATCTTTTCTTCTGCACGCTTCTTTAAAAGTTTCCTATTACCATTGGTATCTTCCAAAGTAACGGCGTTCCCCATAGCGAAAGCCATTAATTCTTGGTCGAAAATTAACTTTCTTTCTTCCGACAAGATTTTCAATTCGCCAAGTGGCACGGATTCGGTTTTGGCTCCTTGAATCACCTTTTCGATTCCAAAAGGTCCGTTCTCTGTTTCCCATCGAGTCACAAATTCCTTTGCATTATACGGGTCAAATCCAAAACATCGAACATCATACTCGTTTGACCGAATAAATTGATCAAGATCCTCATAAACTTCCATCATATCAAGTACTGTTCCGTTAAGAACTTGTAAACTACCTTCTCTAATAAACTCGTCATACTTTATTCGCATAGCTCCAGGAAGTTTCATTAATGTTAATTCAGTAATGTAGCTTCTTGTTTTAATGCCAAACGAATAATTCTGAAATGGAAACAACAAAGTGAATGCGCAGAAGTCATCTCCTTGTGAAAGATCAGCACCAAGGGCGCATGGCATACCCCAAAATTCTCTAGGCCTATGAGGAAGCGTTTCTTCATAAGTAAAGAAGTAAGTGTAACCCTCCATTGGAATTCCGAACCGTTTCGCAAGAATGTCGTTCCTAGATGCTGGGGCTTTCTCAGCTCTCTCAACGTCCAAATGGTATACATCGTACGTAACAGTCTTTCCCAAATTAGGATTTGCTTTTACCCATGTGGCTGGCTCTGAAATTTCTTCCAATTCGTCAAGTTTGTAATGCCAAATAGAAATGTGTGGTGCTTGATACTCGCCTCTAAGTATGCTAGAAAGTTCCATTTTGATTGTATCTCCAGAACCGTTTCTAACAGTTCCTTCTGAACTAATAGCAACAATCAAATAGTCATCCATCTTAGAAGCACCTTGTTCAATTGCCCCAACAACATCTTCTCTGATGTCACCAGACAACCATTCATCTATGGTTGATACTTTAGGTCTAAGTCCTTGTAACTTATTAATAGTCATAGGACGAATCTCAAGTAATGAACCAGTTAAGAAGTTCTCAATTCCCTTTTTAGTTGAAGCAAGTTTTACTCTTTGGGCTCTTGAACCGGTAGTGTTTTGCAATGACCCTTCGGTTAAGAATCTGAATAGAGGGCCCCTAGCTCTAGTAATAGCCGTACGTAGAGGGGTCATGACCTCTTCTGCCTGCTTCATGGTTGGGGCGGTTGTGATCTGATGAGTGGTGGAGGTATCCACATTTAAGAAGTAGGCTTGGATACATCCGGCATACATCGACTTGGCCGAGCCTCTTGCCACGATGAGGTATTGCTTTGTAGTAAGTCGTTTCTTTACGGACTTAGTTATATAATGCCCACCTCGACCATCAGGACCTGGTTGATAAACACTTCTATCAACAAAAAAGTACCACCCAAAGATCTGTTCAGCCCAAAGTTTAAACGTATCTAGAAGGTAGAGATCGCTACCATCGGTTAATGTTAATTCAAATTCACAGTATTTTATAAAACCATGAACAGCCATGTCATCGTAGTAAATATTAGGATTTGCAATTAAATCATCTATACGATTCATTTCCATGGAGACTTCTCTATTAACCGGAATTTCACCACGTAGAACAGCAGCACGAAATTCACCATAATACCTAGGAGTTGCAGTATTTGATAAAGTCAACCCCCACCTCCAAATGACTATTTACGTTTAGTAATCATACTCGCAGCTTCTGAACCGAATTTACTATGCAAACCTTTCTTCGCTCCATACAAAGCCGCACCAGTAAGAAGCGTAGTAACAACAGTTCTACCAACATTAGTGAGAATCTCGCTTGCTATTTTCTCACCATGAGATACATCACGTTTGTTAAGCTCATTGTATCGCTTCTCCATCTCCATTCTTTGAATACGTTTATTAAGTTCTGAAGAAGTGAGATTTTTAGGATGTTTTTCAAAGGTTGTACGAGCGGTTCCACGTCTTGAGCCGCCTCCTCTACGTACTCCCCACTTCATACCTTTGACACCATGATGTGAAAGAGAAGAAGTTTTTTGATTTTTAAACTGATTACTAAGACTTTGCAATCGACTTTCTGCTTTAGCCTTTTGATCAGCAGGTGCTTTCAATGGAGATCTTGCTCCATGTAAAGCCGCCAATGCAGCGCTAACTCCATTTTTATTAATCACACCAGCCGGAGTTTTAATTGGTAGTTTACATTGAGCTTTTGATGTTGGCGGGCCATTATGTAGATGAATCAAACAAGCATTATGCCATTGTTGAATACTATAATCAGCTTCGCTATAATCGCTCCAAGGCTTTTCACTAAGATGTCTTATGAAGCTCTGGACCTTCTCGTTCTGGTCCTGACCCATGGCGTTGGAACCTCCTGGTCTTCATCATACATTGGATCAGTAGGATCAAGTTCCCACTCCCGGAAGACATTGAGTCGCCATTCGTACTCTTTAATTTGATTATTAACAGCTTCAATAAGATACGACGTTGTGGGAGGATCGAATATACTTCTAACTTTCAAATAAACATAAGTTTTAACCAAATTTAGCTGATTTGGTGGAACAATAAAGTCCGACCAAACAGCCGTCTCATCTTGAATGAAAAATCCTTCTTCCGGACCAACGCCCAATTGATTTAGAGTGGAGAAAGACGCATTAATATGAGTAATAACATCCAAATCAAATGGGGTATATTCCGAATCAAGCCCGAGGATTTTCTTCGTACTGATTAGAATGCTTTCTTCCATGGTTACTCCTTTTTAATTTACCAAAGTTTAGTATCATTAGGATTACGTGCAAGAACTACCTTAGGATAAGCTCTATCAAGCCCAAAATGTATCGCATTATGAGTATTTTGAGTTGTTGTAATCAAAAATTCTGGATTAAATACCCAATCATCTCCATCCATAATGTCGTTTATATCCATTGGATTAATATGATGAATAAGAATTGAACCATGTATTTCATAGCCCAATATACCTAAATCACACCCATTATCACGTACAATTACGCTTTGACGAGTCTGTTTCCACTCATATGATCTATAAAATCGTTGATTAATATAACGATCAAACCCAAAAGTGGATTTCC